AAACCACATCACTAAAGATTTTCTTACACCTTTTTTAACAGGGGCAACTTTGTGTCTTAAGAATGATGCAAAGAATATGGCTTGTCCTTGTTTCAAGGGTAGCGGTTTATTCTCTCCCATTTCTGAAAATAAAAGATCTCCACCTGTAAACTCTGATGGATCTGATAGTAAACAAGTCATAGATATTTTTCTAATTGGATTCTGGCCCTCTTGACCAAAAGCATTTAAATCCATGTGCCAATCATAAAAACCTTTTTTAGGATACACCGTAAACTGTGCAGGTTCTGTAAGTCTTACACCATCAAAATAAAAATGATTTAAGTTTACAATAGATAATTGATTCTCAATCACTTTATACATCTGTGGTAATTTATCAAAAGGTATCCAAGATATCGTTGTCACTCGTTTCTTGGTATCATATTTACCTTTATCTCCTCCACCTACCTTAGCTTCTTCAGGCGCACACTGATGTCCAGCATCAATAATCATTTTACATTGTTCAGGTGTAAAGATAGGTTGTGTAGTTGTGGCAACATAAGATTGCCATCGTGGCATTCTAGGTATCATTCGTTTTGCCCCGATCCAGTTCTTGAAGATACAGGATTGTAATTAACATCGACATTACAAACTAACGTTCTTCTTGTTTCTTTGGTTCCGTTAAATGGATATACGCAGTGTCTCATGTCATACGGAAAAACATAAAAGTCTCCTATCTTCATGTTTGGAGAATAATCTGTTTTAGAAAATTGTCCGTTAGCTGCACCAATAATTTGTAGTCTACCATTCATAGGTTTTGATTCTGCAGAATATTCTACACCTGTATCTTTTGGTAATTTTAAAATCATCACAGAAGATAAACCTGTGTAGAGTTTACCTTGATGTATGTGCACAGGATTGTATTCATGTGCTTTCATTTCATTAACCCAAATAGAGTTTATATTCTTTTGTGTTGGACCTATCTTGTTCCAATCTGTGTAGTGATCAAAGATACTATGAAACCATTTCAGTATATCTTGTGGTAAGAAACTATGTTGATGCATCTTATCGTTGTTAGGACCAGAATAAAATAAAGATACTTCGTCTTGTATTTTACCGACTAACTGTTTGTTAGCCTTTGGTAATTGTTTCTTTTGTCTTTCGTAGATTTCATTAAGACCTACGAAT